ACTTGATGAGCCATTACGCCTTGATATATTGTATTATCATGTTTGTATTTAAAGTTATAAATATTAATTCCACTTGGAGATTTACCAACTAATTTTATATCTTCTTTTAATCTAACATCTGAAAATGATCCTGCAGCTTGTGCAGCACCAACTATCTGTGTAAATGCACTAGGAGCACCAACTGGTGTACCTACAAAACCTGATCTTTCTTCTCCATAACTTCTAATAGGAGCACCTGCTAATGCACCGATCATTTGTCTTACTTGTCCACTTTCAAAATCTCTTTCTTCAATAAAATCTCTATAAGCTTCAGCAAGACCTGCTTGTTCTATACCTCTAGCTGTAGCACCAAATTGACCTAGTCCTTGTGCAGCACCAGCAAGACCTGATAATTGTGCTTGAGCTGATTGTAATTGTGCTGCTCTGTCTGCAGCAAATCTTTGAGCTCCTGATTCAAAACCAGCTTGTCTTAATCTAGATGATGTATCAGCAACTTGTTGTAAATATCTTTCTCTACCTAAAGCTCTTTCTACACCTTCTCTTGATCCTCCAAAAGCTCCAGCTCCAATTGCTCTTGCTGATAAAGCTCTTTCTCCAGTTTGATAAGCTTCTCCTAAATCTTGAAGTGTTGATTGAATAACAGCATTTTGATAAGGATTCATGTATTGTTGCATAGTAGCAGTATCAAAAGTTTGTTGTCCTATTTGAGCTAGTTGACCTGCTTGAGGTAAAATCTGTTGACCAAAAACATCAGCAACTTGTTGTTCTTGAGGAGTAAGTTGAGCTATACGTTGACCTTGAAACGCTGAATAAGGTTCACTAAATACATCTTCAGCACGTCTTAAAGTACGTTCTTGTATTTCTTTAAAATATGCAGGTATATCAGCTGTAACTGTTTGTTGACTTGGCGCCTGTACTACTGTCGTTTTTGGTTTGAAAATACTACCCATTGATTATAAATGTTCCTCCTATATTTTTAAATCCTATCTTAGAAAAGACATTGTTTTTTCTTTCAACATCTTTACCTTGAAATACTTCGCATATAGCAGTTAATTTTTTTGCCATTGCGTATTCTTTAAAAACTATCATTATTGATCTAAAAATACTGAAGTTTCGATGTTTCGGATGTACATGTAACCATAAAGTTCTTAAAAACTTTTTATCACTGTACCACGTGTCATCTACTGTTGCAGCAAGCGTACCAACAATAATATTTTCATATTCTACTACTATAACAAAACTATTTCTAATGTAAAATACTATATTTTCTAGAGCTTTCTTATTATTTGTGTTTCCAAAGTTAAATGGAGCTTCTACAAGCCATGTTTTTAGTAATTCTCTTATTCGAACAGCATCTGATATCTGTGCTATTCGTATTTTATATTTATCTTTTTCCATCGGGTCTTATATTAATTCTTATTGTACCAAATCTCCAACTATCTCCAACGCCAGTATTTTCAATTTTTAAACTAGATTGTCTTCCTCTTATACGAGTATTGTAGAACCTTGTCGAGTTATTTACTGTAATAGCTTCACCAGTTGTTTGATTATCATTTGGATAATCTCTAGCTTGTAAAGTTATAATGGCATTACCAGTCATGTTTTGAAAATCTGGTATAACTTTATTTATAAAACTAAATGTTTCACCATCAGCAATATCTCCATCACCTGATTGTATAAAAGAAGATAGAGCTTGTCCATCAGCATCTACACCTGATTCATGACGATATATTAAACTTCTACCCTCTGTTAATCCATTTATTTGAACATATGTATTAGCTGTTGAATTAGCAAAATATTCTGTTGCTAAAGGATTTAATTCTACTCCATTATCTTGATATGTACTTCTAGCTAAATTACCAAAGTACCAACTATTTTCTAAATAATTATAAATAACATATCTATCTATTTGATCAGAGTTGCTAGAACAATAGTACCATATTACTTCTGAAAAATCAGAAGTTTGTCCTGCATATACTTGTGCATATTGAGTTTTATTAATATCATCAAATACATAATTTAAAACACTACAAGGTATCTCTTGTACTGCACCTGCATATCTAAAAAATTGACCATCGGACATCCAATAAGCTACATCATCAATTACTATAGCACTGTTTAAACCAACAGCTCCACAATCATTACCTAATTGTCTATAACCAAATATAAAAGGTGGACCTATAAAAGACATTGAATGCATAGTTGTATCTGTCCATATTAGAATAGTACCTTTAGCAGGCTTAGCACATCTAATTTCGCTTCCTCCAGCTATTCTTTGCGATCCAGCAGAGTTAGTTGTATTAGGAGTAAATTGATCAAAATCTTCTTGATCAGAAAACCTAATAAACATTTTATCTTGTGTACTAGGTGTTCCTATTGTTGTTTCTGTACCCATACAAATTAAATGTCTTGATTCAGTTGATACTAAAGATAATGTACTTGCAGTAGGAGCATTAGCAATTAAAGTTGCTGGATTGTCAGTAAAACCATCTGATGTATTCCATAAATAAGTTGCTCCATCTCTAGCAGTAATAATTAAATCTTCTCCCCAATTATTTATAGACCATTGTCTCATATCCAAAGTTACATTAGATGTAGACCTTGGTGTAGACCATGTAGATAAATTCCATGTACCAGTGCTCCAACCATAACCAAAAGTTTGTTGATCTGGACCTATGGATAATTGATAATCTATCTCACAATTTCCTATCGCTGTATTACTTGTAGAGGCAGTATCGTTAGATGTAATTACATAAGCATCAGCATTAGTTATAGATACTATTTCATATTGAGCATCTATACTTGAATTTGCAATCCCTCCGATGGACGTAGGATCACAATTAGATATAGATATGAAGTCTCCTACCGCTGCACCATGAGTTGAGTGATTAACGGTTATATTTGCGCTATTAGCTGTGGTATTAAACACAGATGTAAGAGAATTAGATTGTCTTATAGGTGTAATATCAGCGTTATCTCCTGAACGATATACATAAACTTTTCTATCAGTTCCTAGACCTTCATAACGAGATCCATCATTATCGAACCATTGATGTAAAGCTCTTCCAACTCCTACATAATAATCTTGACTAAATTTTTCCCATCCACCTATTTTTTGAGGTAAACCTTTTCTAAATCTGACTTTATCACAATTAGCCCATCTTCCTTCTGCACCTGTTTCAGTGTTTTCTGTATCAATTCCAGGTAAAAAATTAAGTTGAGTTAATGGCATAATAACAAATATTATATACCCTTTATTACAAAATAATACTATTTTTTATAAAAGGGAAGATAGGGTGGTGTGGTGAATAATCTATCTTCCCAAGCTTATTTTATATATTATTTTTTATTATTTGTAAACTTAGTTCCTTTAAAAAAAGCTGGTAAACCTAATAAAGGTCTTTTATCTAATACATTTTCTTTAGCATTTTTAGAACCTGATTTATTATAGTGTAGAAATACTTGTCCACAGTCTTTACCTGTAAATTCTTCTCTCCAGTGTTCTAAATCACAACCAGAATAAATTAACATGTCTCCTGGTTTTAAATCTACTTTAACACCTGCTTGACCTGTTTTACCTGTTGGATCGAGATATATGGGCCATGGGTCTCCACCTAAATTTAATGTAGTAGATATTTCACATGAATATCTATCTTTATGCCTTGCTAAAATATCACCTTTTTTATATATTCTTGCGTAAGAATAAGTTTCACTTAATTTTAATTTAGTATGTTTTTCCATTACAGGTTTAACTTCTTGTAATAAAGTTTCCATAGCAATATCTGCATAATGAGAATAAGTATTAGGTACTTGTTCATCATTCCATACACCCCAATATTCTGTAAAAGGTGAAATATATCTTGTATCATATAATGCTCTTGCTACATTTCTTTTATTTAAAAAATATTTATAAACAAAGTTTGCTAATTCTTTTGATATAGCTCCTTTTAATACACTATATTTATTTGTTTTAAATGACATCATTTTCTCCTTTATATTGTAATACTGAATTAGGTATTGCCTGACAGTTCCAATGTATAAATCTAAATGGTTCATA